TTGCTGCGTTATAGACAATCGCCGCAGACAATGCGCCGGCGCTATCCTTGGACGGAAAGAACCACCACGCCAGATGATTAAATCGGTCATATGCGCCCTGTATGCGGTGCGCATATTGCTTGTCCAGAGCGTCGAAGAACCACTCGCGCACCGGAGAACCGATCTGCTGCGGCCGTGAACCGTCGAACAGCCAGAAATCATCGCGCCCGATGAACACATGCGCTGTACCGGTATCAATCACGCATTCCTGCGAAATCGCGCCAATGTCGGAAGCAACCAACTGCCATTGCCACACAACCGGCGAGCCTACATACTGGCCGAGATACATGGACCGCTCTTTGTAGGCAACGATGTTCTGCCCTAGCCGCTTTCCTGCGCGGATTTCACCAGGCGTATCCATCAGCATGCCCCATGCAGCCTGATTACTGTCTGCTGGCTTCCATGTCGTGTGGTCGTAAATGTGCGAACACGCCCAACCATGCGGCAAGTTCCCAATCAGAGCAGAGGAAATGTTAAATGCGAGAACGAAGCCGGATGCCGTATCGATGATGCTGGCAATGGGCGCATCGGATATGTCCGCGAATGCTCCGGAAGTTGATGCTTGTATTTTCTCGATGCCGTTAGCCGCAAGCGAAGCGTTGCCGAATTGCGCAAAACGCCACTTGTTCTCTGCTCCTTCTGTATATCCGCCCGATTTGGAAATATCCACCAGCGCCGAAGTGCCAACTTCAAACAAGCCGGTTGTGGTTCCTACAACCATGCGGTGCAAACCGTCTAGCCTCGCCAAATAAGCCGCGCCGCGACATTCGCCAGTCAAGGCTGGCAATCCCACGTCTGTAGGACCCGGAGCTCCCTTGATGCCGCGCACAGTAGGGATGATGTTTTCACAATCGACAATCGCTCCCGGCGTCGTCGGGTCAACGTCAGGGGTGAATCCGGCGAGAGTAATCATTTGATCTCCAATGCGCCGGACGGGTATTTGCTGCCGTCACTTTCTGCTTTGATGGCCGCAATACCTATTTCCAGAAATGTTTTCCACGTCGCCGCCCGAGCATCATTCTTCATGTATGGCTCTGCTTCGATAAGCGTTGCGTACAGGTACACATCTGGCGATGCCGCCAGAAGCCAGTTGGTCGCGTTCGCGTCGCTCAAAGCCGGAATGCGGGAGTAATAGTCGAATTTCAACGCCGCATCTGTAGGCGTTGCGCTCAAGATCAGCCTGTCACCCTTGATGGTGTAGTAACCTGATTCTTTTTTGCTGGCGATCTGTTCCCGCGTGATGAAATAAATCGTGTCGCCATTCAGCGTAGGATTTCCTGCCATCCCAAGAAATCCAGTCGGCAATGAAACCTCGGCGCTCGACACCTTTTCTTCGTGCTGCGACTCCATCTGTCGCACCTGTGCATCGAACAGCAGACGCGATAGACGAACCTCGGCCAAGGAAATCAAGGATGGAATGATTCCAGCCATGTCGCCACGCTTGATCCATCCTGCGACTGCCGTCTGTAGTTCGGAATATGTTTTCATACGCTCGATTTGTCGATGATGAAGTACCCGTGCGCCGGATCAGAAAGGAAAAGGCTAAATAATTCTTGGTCATTCATCACATCGGCAAAGTTTTTTCCTCTTTGCCTTGCCCATGCGTCTAGTACGATGATGGGGATAGACGCAACATGACGCTGCCCCATACCTGTCCGGTACTGCCCCCTGTTATGCAATTCTTTCGCCCGTTCCAGTACAGGGGAAACGTCTTGCACTGTCTGGATGATTGCCTTGTCCCCTTGTTCGTGGAGATAGACATCAGAAATTCCGCGATGTATGAGTGTTTTGGGCATAAAAAAAGCCTCCCCGAAGGGAGGCTCAGTTAAGTGTCGCTGGTTAGGCTGCCTGTACGTCGCGGACAGCGCCGTTTGCAGCTTCATTGCCGCATTTCAGCGTCCATTCCGTGTTAATCAGGCGCTTCTGGCTATCGCCAGTCTTGGCCAAGTCTTGGCCTTTCATCGGACGCAGCGTCATCAGTTCCCACATATCCGGCTGAATGAGGAAGATTTCACGCGCACGCTGGTTACGTGAGTTGATGATGCTGTAGCGGCCAAAGTCGCCGACATAAACCTCGACCGTCGCGTAAATGGTCTTGTCTTCGGTTTTGTCGAACTTGGTTGCCGCGCCAGTCCATGCGGACACCTTCGAACGCAAAGCGGAAGGGACAAATGCCATCGTCGGATTGCCGCCAGATTCCCAACATTTCTGAGCGACAGACTGGAACATTGCCTCAGTCAAAGTTGCCAGCGTGCCGTCAGTCGGCGCGATGTTGCTGGTTGGGTTCGGGTCAACACCAGATGCGCCTTTTGCGGTATTGGTCGCCAAAAAGCCCAAAACGCCACGCGCTTGGCCTGCCGTGCCAGCGGCCGCAGCAATAGCGGTCGTGTTTTGCAAGCACGCGAAGTCGATGTCGCGTTTGAGTTCGACCATCTTCTTGGCGTCTTGGTACGCGACTTCAGACTTGCGTCCGGCCTTCGATACTGCCTCTTGCGTGCCAGTTACTGCATAGACCTTCTCGGAGATTTGCGTCCGATTGCCCATGCGGCCAGTCGCGGTTACAGCAGCTGGCGTGCCTTCGTTGCCCTGCTCGACCTTGTTATTGGTGGCTGCGGCGAGCGCGTCAGTCTGCCATTCCTCGTAAACGGATTCCGCCTTGCCCTTGCCGATTGCGGAAACGAACGGTGTTTCCTCCGGGGAGATCATGTAAATCTTGTCTGCCAGCGATTCGCGCAAACCAACGGCGCTGAATGTAGCAAAAGAGTTGGCTAATTGTGCCATGTCTTGCTCCTTATAAAGTGTGCTGCAACACGCGAGCGAACGATTTCAAATCGTTCTTGCTGTTGAGTTGCTGAATGTCTTTTTCGATGCCAGCCGCTGGCTTGGATGACGTTGGCTTGGCTTGCTTGATTGGTGCCTGCTTGACCTTGTTCACCGCCTCCGGCTTCTTGGCTTGCAGCGCCTTGTATTGCATTGCATCGTGCAAGACGCGAATCATGCGAGCGTCAGTAATCGTTGCAAGGTCGGCATCGGAGAACCCGTAATCGTTCCCAGCCTTGTTCATTTTTGTAATCAGTTCCTGACCGAATCCCGGTATTGCGCCCTCGCCTGACGTCAACTCAGCAAACGCCTGCCGTTTCAATGCGCTGATATTTTGCGCCTGCTCCGCCTGGCGTTGTTGCTGTACTTCCGCGATATTGGCGGCCAACCCATCGCGCGCTTGACGTGCAAGGATTAGGTCGTTGACTGTAGAGTTATACGCCACCGGGTCGGCGTAACGGTCAATTTGACCGATCGCTTGTTCCAGTTGGCTGATGTACCCATTCTGCATGGTCAACGCGCCCAACTCCTGCGCATACTGTTCTGCGGCCTGATACCGACCTTGTATGTCCTGAACGGCTAGGTTCTTTTCCTTCGCAAACTCTTGCGTCTTGTGTCTGTAGTCCTGCTCTCGCATATAGCCGAGTTTTAGTTCCGACACAGGAACGGAAAACTTGTCCCCCGCTGCGGTTTCCCATTCAACAACGCGATCTTCGATGGAGTCCGTTTCCGGTTGCTCTGCACCTACGCTTTCTTCGTGGGCCACCTCGCCTGCTACCTGGTCGCCTAGCAGTTCCTCCGTTTCCGGTTGGGTTGCTTTGGTTTCCTGACTTGCCTCGTCCGGTTTATCCGTTTCGGCCAGTTCACTCGCAAACGATTCCAGCGTTACCTCGTCACCATCCATTTCACACCTCACTAAGGGTTGACTCCGACAAAACAAAAAAGCCGCACAATTGGCGGCTTGATCGGTTGGTCTTTCTGTGGCCTGTCATCAAGGGCTGACAGGTAGCCCAAAAAAATCAGTGTTTGCTTCCGTCGCTGTACGTTGCGGACAGAGTGCCACTTGTAATCACAATCCCGCTATAAACGCCGGGGAAAACATGTTCTTCCGCCTTCGGGTAGGTAATGGACGTCACGACGATGCCTTTCTCCTGCGCGACGGATTCATGTTGTGCGATATACGCTTCCAGCTTAGGGGTCTTGGTTTCAGTGTTTTTAACCACGGATGCGCTCCATTGCTTTAGCCAATAAATTCTTGCTTTCTTCTTTGGCCTTGATGTCGGCCTTGATGATGTGTCCTGTCTCAATGTGCCGCGTCAACGCACCCTCAAACTGGCGAATGACCGCCAAGTATTTGTGCAAATATTCGCGCCCATCAACGTCTCGCGCAGGTGATTGCTCCCATGCCTGCATGACCGTTGCCTTGATCTCGGCAAGCGCCTCGACCACAAGCGGGTCGTTCAGAATGAGCCGCGCCCGTTCTGCCCTTGCCAAATCTTTAGAATTGTCCATTTATGCCCATCTGGTTGATTGGATGGTTGGAGATGCGTGCGAATTCAATCTCTCGCTTCAGCGCCATTTCGTCAGCGTGTTTCTTTTCTTCCAAAGCATGGCGGAGCATCATTTCCCGCTCTTTCAGCGCCATTTCCTGTTGCAACTTCTCCATTTCCAGATCCTTTTGCTGCTGAATCTGAGCCATGTCGTACTCTTGGCGCTTGAGGTCGGCCTGCGCTTTGATGTGGGCGGTTTCTACGTCAGCTTTTGCCTTAACTAGCGCATCAGGTGAAGGTTGCGGCGGCGGGGTCGGTGGTTTTGGTGGTGCATTGTGCGGATCTTTGAAGTACAACTCTGCACCTTTGACACCCATCGCTTTCAATAGCTGCTGTAGTGCCTGATAGATGCAGCCGTGGTCGGCCAGCGGCAAGCCTACTGCCATCGCCTCTTTTTGCATGGCAATCACTGCCTGCCACAGTTGCACCTGCTCGGTCTTGTCACCGCTGCCAAGCCCGACATTGATCGTAACGTCCATTTCATGCGACCACTCACGCGGGTCGAAAGATACCCACTTGTCGCGCAGCTTGATGGTCGCGGCCTTGTCTTGGTTCATGCAGACCAGTTTCAACACCAACTTGAACAGGTCTCGGACGCCAGTTTCTGCGAATATCCGCGCAATCATCATTGTGCGCTTGTCGCCTTTGGTAGTGATCGTCCGGACGCCAGTTGCAGTCTTGTTCAGGCTGTCAGCATCCAACCCCTGGTTGTAGCGCGTCTGGCCTGTACGCAACTCCCGTCTGGTATCCATGAACTCGATGCCCTGCAACGCTTCTGATGAAACATTGGCAATTTCCAGCGGCCCGACTGCTCCAGCTTGTTTGATGCGGACAACGCCGCCGATGCGGTTATTCAGCAGATCGTCGAGGTTTACCTGACCATCGACCGCATAAGTCCGCGGATTGTTGGCGATGTACAGCGAATCAAGATACTGGCGCGCCAGTGCGGTATTTGTAGCCTGAATTGGCGCAACCGGGTCGGCCAGCGCCATGCCGTAGATCGAGTGGGGAATGGGAATCGGCGTCAGCAGGCAGTAATCGGGCTCGGCTTCCTCGTTCTTGAGCGTGATGTTCCCACCACGCAGCACATAGCGCCATTCGGCAATGCCGTCACCATCGTAGTCCGCCAGCACATACCCGGAGAACAACAGCACTTCCTCGGTAGCTTTCTCGGACGATTCATCATCAAAGCGCCATGTTTCGCTGGAATCATCCAGCTTGTCTTTCAGGCTATCACCTGTATCGAGCAGGCTTACATCGTAGTCCAGCACGGAAAACGCCAAACCTTTCTTGATGCCCATCGCGACCAGGTCGGAGCGCATAAAAGGCCTGATTTCGCCTTGAATCGTCGCGTCTGCCTGTTTGGTAGCACGTTTGGAGATAACGAAAGTTTCCGGGCGGACTCCATCAATGACCACGCGCCCATTGCTGCGCCTGATGTTTACCGTCAGGTCAAACAGCATCTTCGGCGGCGGCATTAGCGCTATCTGTTCAGGCGACAGTTGCATCATCGCCTGCTCGCGCATCTGTGCGTCTAGCGGGTCTGGATAGGCGAACTGCGCAACCACCTCAACATCTTGGTTGTCCAGCAGCATTACCAGCCCGTTTTCATCAACCCCGCGATATTCTTCCTTCTTGACGGTTTCTTCCTCGTTCCAGTAGGCGCGGACGATGCCTAACTTCGCCATCAGCGCATCCTTAAACCAAGTGTTAAAGATCAAGAAACCGGGATTCTGCTTGCGGACGATGTAATTAATGTAATCGGTAGCCTGCTGCGCGAATTGCTCGTCATTCGCCCCCACCGGCTCAAACTCGCCCACATTGTCGCCAGCGAGGAATATCTCCAGTAGGTCTGGCATGGCGGATTCAATCGTTTCGAATACGTCCCACGATACAACCTGAGAACGACCTTCGACCTCGTTACCCATTGGCAGGCCGAGGTAATACTGGTAATTGCGCTCTCGGTCCGCCTTGATGGCGGAATCCTGCCACCATACCGCCTGCTGGATCTCGTGATCTACGATCCCATCAAAAGTCGCTTCATCCACTAGACTATCCCCATGTTTCCATAATTGAGTGCCCCACCCCAGTTTTTGTTTGGCGCTTCGTATGCAATCGCCATCAGACCGAACGCATCAGCGCCATGCGACGCCCAATCATGCTCAGGCCCCAGGCCGATATTTCGCGCCTCGTCGCGCTTTTCGTGATACCACCCCAAAGCATCAATCCCTGGCTGCGTCGTGTCAGCGCTAAACCACATCGACGGAAACAGCCGACGACCGGCCTCGATCCGAGCTGCCGCTGCTCCTCTTCCCTGATTCGGCACGACCGTGACCGTGTATCCTGCATCGCGCAACGATGATTCGTAACTGACTGCAAACACTTTGTCCTGCGTTGCGCCATCGTGCGGCAGCCAGATTTGAGCCCTGTCCGGCGTGTATCCTTTCGAGCGCATCCAGTTGATGTGTGACGCCAGCGGTTGCCCTACGGCCTCGTAGTAGTCGAGAACGCGGATTTCTTTGCCCACAAACTGCGCCGCCCACATTGCAAAGGCGTCTGCTCGCGCTCCCGTGCCGCCTATATCGACAAACAGCCGGATGGTCAGCAAAGGGTCGGCTGCTACGCGGCCAATCCTGCCTTCGCTCTTTGCTTTGACGATTGCGCCAGCGTAGTAAGCGCCGGTCAGTACAGCGGCATACTCGCCCTCCCAAATGTGCGGGTATTGCTCCGGCCTTTCCGCCTGGTCGCGCACTCGCTGTCGCTCAAGCTTCGCCGGGAACTTCGGGTTATCCCGCCAGTTCAGCTTAACGATTTTGATTCTTGGGTCAGATGCAGCCCGGTATCTGCTTTCTACCGATGCCGCCTTACGCTTCGGGTTCCATGTCACCCATAGCTCGGCATTCCAGCCGTCGCCTTCTTCACGCAGCGTTGGTTCCAGCGTCTGCCATGCCTGCTCAGTGACCGGCTCGGCTTCATCAACCCAACACAGCAGAATCCGCCCCTTCGACTTGACGCTGTCGATGTTGCGGTCAAGACCGGCAAAGGCAAACCAGATATTGCCGTCCGTGCTCTTGATGTACTTGTCGCCAATCTCGTAGTACGCCAGCAGGAACGGTTCTTCTTCAATCGCCCGTTTGCATTCTTCCAGACTGGACTCGTCCAGCGAGTTCATGAACTGGCGCGCGCACAGTATCTGCCCTTTGATGCCAGCCCTGCCGTACATATAGCCGCGCACCGCCGCCATCTTGGCGAAGCTGCGCGTCTTGCCTGACCCGCGACCGCCGTATGCCCCCCTTACGTCCGCTTCACCCGAAAACACCGGGATCAGCTTGGGCGGCAATTTAATCTGCGCCGTTCCCATCCAAAGCCACTAGCTCGATGCGCTGAACTATCGCGCCGCCATCGTTCCCTGACACCTCAACCTTGTCCTTGAACATCCCCAAGTGCCGACCAATATCAACCAGCGCGCCCTTCTTGTCGTGCATCTTTAATTTGACGCCATCGCGCCCCTGGCTGACTTCCGCGATAGCCGCTGCCGTATCGTCATCAATCTCAGTCGATGACAGCAGCGCGACTGTGTGCTTCAACTCGACCGGATTGCCACCTTCATCATCCTCGGCATGCACCAGTACGGACTCGCCCCACTTGACCGCCCTGCGAATGTCCGCAAAACCAATCTTTGCCAACTCCTTCAGCACCTTGTCTTGCGTGATCTCTGTGCGCTTCTCGCGCGCGGCCATGCGCTCGGTCAGGTATTGCTGGATTTCAGGTTTTTTCAGGAGATCAAACCCCTGCGATCCTGCTGTCTTTTCGCTATAGCCTGCCCGAACTGCCGCCTGCGTTGCGTTCAAGTCAATCAGGTATTCATCAACGAACCGCTTGTGCTTCTCATTGAGAGCAGGCGCACCATTCCCGCCGGCTTTCTTCCCTGCTGCCGGTTTCTTGGTGGTTGCCATATCTCGTCGCCAAAATGAAAAAAGCCAGCGCGCGGCTGGCCCAATTCCCCAAACAAAAACGCCCCGCATTTCTGCAGGGCGCACTTGTGAGGATACTCAATTGAAGCCTATCTTCGACATAAAACGTCGATTCGTCAACATAATTTTGAAATTTGGACTACTCGCCCACAACCCCAGCGGCCTGCAGGTTCGTTTCAATTACCGCGACCGCCGCCTTGTCGTACTGCAGCAGCACGCCGGCAACGCGGCTGGCGTATGCGCTGGCAGACTGCCGGTGAATGCTGCACAGCTTGGCCAAATCCTCGTAGCTGATCCGTTTTGATTCCGGCGTGAAGTACCGGATTACACACGCCGTCCTTGTGATCGCGTTCGCACTGGTGCCGGCAAGCGCTGTTCGGCGCATGTTATCGGCCAGCACCGCGATCGCATTCGCGTATTCCGGATTGTCGCGGTACTTCCGACAGCATGGACTTCCGCACGAACATGGAACGGTTTTCGGCGCGAACCGTGCCATCAGCACCGCCTCGGCCACTTTGCCCAACGCGGCTACCTCGCGCCGGATCATGCCAGCCTGTGCCGCGCCGTCCAATCCAGATAACCCCTTTCCGATGCCGGCGGATGGTGATGCTACTTTCAGCATCAGCGACCGGTCGAACTGCTGGCCGGCGTATGCGAATGCGAACGTCAGCGCATCATGCGCAATGCGAAAAAGCGGGTCGTCTGCCATTGTTTCTCTCCGATCTGTTTCAAAATTTCTCAACTTACCAATCCCATCCGACGCAAAATTCGCTGCGTCTGCTCGATGCCGGCCTGAAAATACGCCAGCATCAGATCCCTGCTCATGCCAACAGGTCGCGGCGCGCGCCCGTCCACTACGTCATGGCAGGCGGAACAGCCGAACGCGGCGCATGTGTCCGGCGCCTTCAACCCCATGCCCTTGCCGTCCGTGTGCTGGTTCGAGTGACACAGAACCGTGGTGTCTGTTCGGAAATTGCAAATGCCTGGCAGCCGGATGGTGCATTCCCGATCCTTTGCCGCCGCCTGAATCTTGGTCAGCGGCTTGCGCTTGGACTTCATCTTGGAGCGTTTCATCGGGGTTTTGCTCGGCTTGAATCCGGATCGCTTCACGCCGCCTCCGTGCCTAGCGTCGCTACGGTAACTGCCACGCCCGGCGTTTGCGCATATCGCTTGCGCGCGGACAGGCTGACTACCTGCACATCGTCATCCCATGTGACCCCGTTCAATCCGTCGAAAATGGCTTTGATCACGTTGTCTGCATCGGGTTTCTTCGTCGGCATGACGGAACCGGCAAGCGCCTGGGCCTGCTTTTTCTTCGACCACGATGCCGGCACCGGCAAGCGAATGTCCAGCACAACATCGACCGGCCCTTGAATCGGCGCCGCGCCAGCCATTGCTTGCTGCCCGGCCAGCGCTACCATGCCTTCATAGCTGGCGGTTTTCTCCGGCGTGTACATGCGCGCAAACCGTCCACCGCGCGTGCTGACTTTTGGCCGGCCTTTCCCGACTGGCGTGCCCGGCACCACAAAATGCAATGTCGTCATGCTTTCCCCGCTCATAGGTTTTTCGCTTCGGCGCGCTTGTTCGCCTCAATCGTGCGCCAGACCTCAATCTTTGCTTGCGCAGAAACGAACTGCCAGCGCAAGGTTTCTTCTGCCTCAACAGCGTCTTTCAGGCCAAGCAAAAGTGCCTGATAGTCGTTATCCGCATACGCCTCGCGCTCTTGCGAAACCGCGCTTGCAAAGCCTTTTTGCTCGGCAATGCGCATCAGCAGCGCCTTCTTGCTCTTGCGGAATTCCTCCAGATACACCCGTTCAGCCCTTGCTTTCGCATATTTCGGCGCGTTGTCACGGATGTAATCCAATGCACGGAAAATGTTGATTTCACTTTCGCCGCTCACGCCACGACCTCCCCGCCGCCCGGAAGCGCGTAAACCAACCGCCCGTTTCTGCGCATCGGCATTGGCTTTTCATTCCCATACCCGTATTGCGGCGCTTTCTTCAACTTCCATCCGCTGCCGAACTCGACGCGCTCCAACTTGACCGGACACAGCAGGTCGCCGTGCCGAAGATGCGGGATCGGCCCCTCGCTGGTGTCGGTCACGCCCGGCCCCATTGCTTCAATTTCTTCGCTCATTTCAGCCCTTTCAGCCGTTCCATTTCTGTCTTGACTTTCTCCGCCCACCGATCCGCGGATTCCTTTCCTTCACGATCCCTAACTTCCCGGTACATCTCGCGCCTTCTATCTGGCGGAGCATTTGCCGCTTCTCTAATCTGGCAGCACTCACGGAATGATTGCGTTAGAGGGCTGTTGACTAGGCACCAGTCGCAGATCACGCCGTCGCCGCCTCAAGCTGGCCTGCCGCATCAACCGCCTCCCTCGCCCACTTCACCGACAAAACAGGCAACTTCTCGCCATTCGCAACCCGCATCAGGATTTTTTCAGCCCAAGCAAGATTCCCTTTCGATTTCGCCGTCAGCGTTCCAGCGCCAAGCTTTTGCAGAATCGCCTTTGCCTCGGCCTTGTCTGCGCTTGTTTTACCCGGCGCTGGCAATGCAGGAGCGGGCGCAACAATCTCAGGCCACGAACCTTTTGCAAGCTCGTCATCCAAAGCTTTCTCCCATCGCGTTTTCAGCGCAGGGTATGACATGCTCAGAATGTCGGACGCCATGCGAGCAGCAGCGAAGAAAATAGCCGGGTGCGACCACGTTCCTACCTTGCCATTCCTTCGCTCCGTCAGACCATCTACCGCCTCGTGGAAGGCAGATGCCGCATCAACCGGAGGACGGCACAGCGCCAGAAACACGTCAAGCGTTGGAGGCCATCCATTTTTCATCATCGTCCGCACGCCGCGCTTCATTTCGTCGCCTGACAAATCGGCCATCTTTCGCGCCCAATGAAGTTTCATCCTCGCCGGGTCAACGCCGCCCCATTGGTCGGAAAATTTCTTTCCAAATGTCATCAACATTTCGTCGAAAAGCTTTTCAATCCATGCCTTCGGAATTGCGTCTTGCGGCCAATCAGTTGAGGTCGATAATTGGGTTACGTTGCTCATCGTTTTCTGCCTTCCCGGTGATTTCGGCTATCCATGCTGCGGTTTTCTCCTGCTTGCTGGCAGATGGAGAAGCTCTTGATGGTGGAGTCCAATCGGATTTGTAATGCTCACCAGTGCCGAAAAATGTTGCAGGTTGCTTGATGTAGTTCGGCTCCGTCTTGGTTGCCTCGACGTATTTCGCGTAGCGGATAACGCCTTGAATCATCTCGTCGTCAGATGCCCCCGCTTTCTTCCTGGCCTTCCACGCCTTGAAAGCATCCTTTTTGCTTGCCCCCGGCCTGCTTGGGTAAAGGCTCCATGCTTGCTCGAACGATTCCGGGTATTGGCCTGTAGGGAGCGAAGCGGACGACGAATCTTCTGAAGGGAATCCGGAATCAGTAATGGGGGAAGGGGAATCAGCCCGGCTCGTTCCGGTTAAGGTTGTGTCTTGTCCGGTGCTTGTCCGGTGCTTGTCTGGTGCTGGTATGGTGCTCCCCGCTTCTTTTTGGTGTGGGTTCTGGTGCTTTGTGAAGTTTGTTATCTGGATATACCCGGTTCCATCCACTTCATATCTCAGGATGAAATCGCGCTTTTGCAGGTCATCCAACAGTGAATCAGCATCGCATGAGTCATACGGCAACACCTCTGCCTTGATGCGCTTTGGCCTATCCTCAAGGCGACCATCCCGGTCGGCAATCGTCCAAAGTCCGATGAAAAGAAGCCGCCCTAGCGGATCAATTTCAGCGAGGTCATCATTCGTGAAGAATGACGGCTTGATGTTTCTTGCCCTAGCCATTGCGCGCCTCCCTTACCAACCGATACCGCCCTACCCTGCTTTCATCGCCAAAGCGGTTTTTGACCGTCATCATTTCCGTGCTGATGGAATGGCCTTGCTGGCGAAGTTCCAGCACCCTTGCGCCCAAACGGGCAACTCCGATTTCTGATATCGCCTCAAGCTGCGTAAGCGGCGCTTTGCGCAGGCGGTCGAGAACTCGTTGGCACTGGCTCATTGTTTTGATCTCCGAAATCACTCGCAAAGCCCGTATGCAGAAGAACAGGCAACTGGCTCAAGAAATGCCAGCATGTCGTACTGCTTCCCGCCGCGTGATGTTTTGCTCCAATCAACGCGAGCGTGAATGTTCAGGTCAGCAAACACTTCGCGCCGGTCGGCCGCGTCATGGGAATCTGTTAAAAACGTCGAAGCGCCGCGCTTGCTGACGCAGCCAACCATGTGCTCCCACTCCGAAATGCGAGCGATATGCTCAGGCCAGCGCGAAGCGATCTCGCGCAACTCCATCTTGCTGACGTTGATACACGGCATGCAGCCGACGCGGTTGCACCCCTGCGAGTACAGTGGGTTCGGGCGCAGGTTCTTGCTGGCGCAATAGTCGAACACCTGCATCGCCGTCCATTCGACCAGCGGACGGAATGCGTACAGTGACGGCCCGATGCGCTCGATCTTCTTCGCGTTGCGGCGATTCAGTGATTCATCGCGGCGCACGCCTTGCCAACTGACAACACGATAGTCAGCATCAATCAAGTCGATCTGAAAACTGACCGCCATGTTGCGCTTCAATTCTTCGGTGCAGAACTGCGCTTTACGGCTAGGGAAACGACCTTTCCATAGGCACAGGTCAAGAAACGGGTTTCCGGTCGGGTGCAGCACTTCCAGCGCGCGGCGCTTGGCTTTGTTGCTCCAGCGCACGCGACGGCCATTCACTCGCCTAGTGCGCTGATCCCGCGCAATAAACCGGCGCTTGGCCGCGATCTGCTCCGAGAAGTCCGCTTTGAGGCGATGGATTGTGATGTCTAGCGCCTGCTCCAAATAGGTCAGGTACTCGTAAACGGCTTGGTGTTCATTGCCCGTGTCGCAGAAGATCGGCACCACGGCCTCGCGTGGGCAACGCTCCAGCGCCAGCAGTAATGTGGCGGCGCTATCCTTGCCGCCAGATACCGAAATGACGTGACGAATGTTATCCACGCGGCACCTCGCTGAAATGCTCGATCTGAAAAACCGTCATCCCGCATGTCATCGCAACGCGCAATTCTTCGGTCGCGCCGCGGCTGTTTTCCCAGCCAGGCAGCAGCACAATGGCGTCGCAGATCAGCATCTGGCGCAGTGCCATACGCATGTACGCCGGCCACGAGCCACACTCTGGCGCTGGATTCTCGGCAGGATTCTGGACGTGATAACTGCGGTCGCGCAGTATTGCCGCCGCAGCGTGAAAGGCCGGGCGGTTGTAATCTGGCAGGCCTGTCATCGGGCCGGATATGTAGAGCCTCATGCGGAACGCTCCCTGATCAACCAATACCGCGCAATCCTGCTCTTGCCGCCGCGCCTGTTTTTCACCGTCACCATTTCAGTGTTGATGATGTGGCCTTGATCGCGCAGGTCGAAAATCCTCCCGCCAAGTCTTGCCACGCCGATTTCCCATGCTTCACCCTGCGTCAGAGGTGCCTCGCGCAATCGCTCTAACACTTGCTGGCATTGGTTCTCTTGCTGGCTTTGGCTCATGCTGCCTCCAAAGCCGGATCGTTTCCCCACGAATCCCATCCTGGCGACCGCTGGCGCGCGAACAGTTCGATGCGCGGCACGTCGCCCAACAGCGCGACAATGCGCTGGCGCGCCTCGTCTGGTTTCTGGCTGTGCGCCATAACCGGGTGCTGGATAACCTGATGCACCGCCGCGCTGACGCGCTTTGGCTTGCCCTTGATGGCCAGCAGACAGATTTCAGCGTTGGCGCGCGTCCAGCTTCCCATGCCCCAAAACAGTGACGGAGCAACCTTGTTGGTTTTTACCCAAGTGAAAGCCGCAGTTTTGTAGGTAAATCCCCACGCCTCGATCAGTTTCAGCGCTTCGGCCATTTGCGGAAAAGTTGCCCACAGGAACAGCGCGCAGTCGTCGGCAGCGATGGACTGGACATCCATCTTGCAAAGATCATCAATCTTGAGCGTGCGATAGTGCCGTTCTGCGCCGCCGCGATGTTTCGATTTGTCGTTATACGACCAAGGCGGATCGGCGTAGATGATCTGGTACTTGGATTGCGGCAGGCTGGTCATGCTTCCCCCGCACAATCAGCACACACCCGCACCCGCTTGCTAGACAGCGGGTGAATCAGCGCCATCTTTGTGCCATAGATTGATGAAAGCCTTGTTCCGCACTTGGCGCAACGGCAGCTTGCGTGCTTGCAGCCTGGCATGGATTGCCTACTTGTTGCTTCGCGGTAGGCTTCGACGGTTGCGGGGTTGTAAATCATGCCGCCCTCCGCGCTAGAGCGATCCCGGTCGGATCTATTGGCATCGGCTTTGTCCAGATGCGATCAATGGTGTTCGGCGTGGCCTTGATGCAGCCGGAAATGGCTTCCAGTTCGTCGCGCAATTCACGCGGGATGACAAACTCGCCATGTGTCGTTCGCGTTACGCCGTGAGCCTGCATTGCGGCAAGGACGTTGTTTCCGCTACAGCGATGATGACCTTTGCGCTGAACGATGAACTTGATTTGCGCCACCGTTGCAGACGGGTTATCGACAATGGCCTGAAGGATTACTGTGCGCTGCTCGTTGGGTATAAGCATCACGCCTCCCGGCAGTACACTTTGAACGTCAGCGCCAGCAATTGCTGCGTCGTCTTGTGGATTTCGTTGGCAATTGCTGTCAGATCAGCTTTTTCCTTGCCGTCGATTTCGTTGTCGCGCACCGCTTCATTGAATCGCTTGGACAGAGCGCCAAGCTGTGAGTACAGGTGATTCCACGTTTCAAGTATGGAGTCGCAGTCATGCTCAATGCTCGGCAGCTTGACGAATGTTCCGCCGGATACTTCAGCTATCGCCTCTGCAAAGAATGTTTTACCCGAAATCTCTTGCATAGTAAGAGCCTCGCGGATAGTGAAAGTTGGCTGGCCCTTGATCTCAAACACGCGGTTATGAATCCATGCCTTTGACTCGATCATCGCCTCTCCCATCGCAGACTCACCACCTTTTGAGGTAATCATCGCTTGGAACGCACGTTTAATTCTTGTCATTGGCATACTGATTTACCTTTGTTGTTTGGTTGCGTGGTTAGTTCGGCTGGCTGATACTGCAATCATGGAAAATTCACTCAGAACTTCGTTGGTTGATTGCGGTCAAAGCTTGTCTGCAAGTTCAGGCCAAATAGTCATCCAGTCGTCAGGTCGGAGTTCTCGGCGGGTAACAGCGCCTCCCGTTGCCGCCTCGATTTTTGAGCAAAAGTGAATCGGCACAGGTCGCGTTCCGTCAGCCCACCGACTGATGTCGGGAGCGTGCGCACATATTTCGCGAGCTAATGCCGCTTGCCGTCCGCGTTCTTGGGATAGGTATTCTGAAAGGTTCATACGCGCATATTAGCCTATGGCTAACGCGCAATCAAGCCTTTTGCGAATGTATTTTTTTAGCCTTCTGCTATTTAATTGCGTGATGAAAACAATTTCTCAAATACACAGGGAAAACCTAGCAACCCTAATCTCGGAAAGCGGAGGGGTTAGCGCTCTTGCGGATAAGCTAGATAGAGGTGCGTCTCAAGTTAGCCAGTGGCTTAACGCTTCCAAGAACTCTGGAACAGGGAAGCCAAGGGGAATACGCTCAACGACATGTAGGTTTATAGAATCAAAGCTAGGCAAACCAGAGGGATGGATGGATGTTGACTGGGATCGAAAGCCAGAAGAAAGCGCGGAAATGTTCGTTGCGAAAGAACTGGCAAGGTTCAAGGACGAGACCGTCAGGGAGGTTTTATTTCTTATCGACTGCTACAGAATGGCAGATGACACAGGCAAGAAAAACTTAATTGACGCAGCCAAGCTTTCTGCCGGGGCTAGCCATATTGCTCCCTTGGTTGCTAACGACAAGTTTTAAGTGTTTTTGCGCCGGGAATTGTCTTGCGCACTGTTCGGCGTAATATCGGAGCATCTCTCGCTTGTCTGGCGTTGTTTGCAACATTGCGCTAACCGTATCCATGATCACCTTGTCGTAAGCAGTATTCATTTTCCCGGGCTGAAATTTAGTGAAACTGAATTGTAACAAGTCGTTACACCGTGTAATGCGGTTAACTGCATAGCATTACACAAAGCCAAGCAGCAATTACAAAACAGCAAACGGTGCGATGATGTTTGATTTTTCTCAACAAACTTGCTTGCAAATGATGCTGCGCCGCAATTTACTGTTTATTCGTACAGTATAGCAAAGCAAGCCGAGAGAATCGTGAATTAATTATTGTCGCTGTTTTTTTATGCAACCTGGTCAAAAATAGCGAGGGAACAGGTGGGGGCGTTACTCAGCAGCAAATCACGAGATGAAACGAAAGCTAACCCAAGCCATCCTGTTATTCATATTTTCCTTTGCGCTCGCGGCCTGCTCCACGATCACCTGCCAACCCGCCCGTGACGATTACGGGCGCATTGCGCGCAGCCGCGAAGCTGTCAGACTTTTCCGCGCATCAACCCCCTGCCCTGCTACCGGCCTGACGAAAGGCGCTTGCCCAGGCTACCACGTTGACCATATCAAGCCGCTTTGCGCCTGCGGCGCTGACGAGCCAGGCAACATGCAATGGCTGTCGAAAGAGGATCACAAGGTTAAGACGAAGGCGGATGTGCGGGGGTGTCGGAGATAGCTGGCTCAACTTTTGCATGTGACTTCCGTTAAAGCAGTCATACGCAATTCACGAATTGGCTGTACTATTTGTTTGGGCATTTCATCGAATTTGACTTAGCTCAACGTGGTTTACTGAGCATAATGCTAAGATTTACCAATTAAATTGTCCTCACATGAGTGATTTTGCCATCGGGGGGAACGTATGAAGCCAACAAATCTTATCCTCAAAATTTACGGAGAAAAAGTAGAAGGGCAATGGGTTCTTGTGTGCCTTGACTTTTCTTTGGCCTCGCAAGCCGACACGCTTGAGGAAGCAAAAAAAAACCTTGAAGATCAAATTAAAGAATACGTATTTGATGCATTGATCGGAGAAGATCGTGAACATGCGCGTGAACTTATGTTCCGGCGCGCCCCGATTAAGTACTACATAAAGTGGTGGTGCGGCGCGTTAAAAGCACGCATCTTCGGGAAAGGCGACAATGGGCAAAGCTCATTCTGCGAGCCAATCCCAATGGCCCCCGCTTAAAATTGAGTAGCGTCTACCCACCTCTAACCTATAAGGATGTTGTTTTCATCCTGCGCAAGCTCGGCTTTGAACCAAGACCGAAAAAAGGCACATCGCATGAGCAGTGGATTGGGAGCAATGGGGGGCGGTTCAGAAAAGTGACTGTAGACGCTCCTAAAGCGCCGTTCAGCCAAATCTTAATAGCCTTCATGGCACAGCAAGCCGGCGTATCAAAAAAAGAGTTCTACGCGCAACTAGAGAAATAAACCAAGCCCGCTTCGGCGGGCTTTTTCATTCCCCGCCCTTCCATTTAATCACAACCCAGGAAGCTGAATTTGACGGCCAGACGGGCGGTGCTCAAGCACTCTGACAACATCGTACTCTGTGCGCGCTCCAGATTCAGTTTGCCACTGCTGAACGCGTACCTCACAAACAAGTACGTCCCCCTTTGCGAATGACACCAAATTCCTGTCAACGCGGCTTATGAAATCCGCATCCAAAATGGACGCATGAATTGTGGCTGCTCCATCGTATAGCCGCCACTTGTTATCTTCCTTGAACGCCAAAGAAACGATAGAAAAAGCCATTTTTCTGACATCATCAAGCAGGACAACATCCGTTTGATGTGGCGATTTGAACCACGCAACCTGATCTTTTGTGATGCGCTCCACTATCTCGCTGTCTGACCCGACAGCAAAAACATCTATCCCATCCTGTGAAACCGGCGACAAAACCTTCTCGAAAGCTCGCCTGACAGAAACATCACGAAGAAGCGTTAGAACATCAATTTCAATTTGCAGGCGCTCGCCATCAATATGCAAAACAGCGACATCGCCTTTTGCCTCAACATTTGTTATCGGCCTCCCACGAATCCAGCGAAGCGCCGATAGCAGCCCAGGCTTACTGCGATATACAAACCCAAGCATCGTAAGGATTGCACCAGCATTAGCCATTGCTGTTGCAGGCTCTGAGGCAAATATATCCTTAATTCGTGTAAGCAAGTCTGTTGCTAGACTGAAATCAATCCCGAAGCACCCGGTCTTAAAGCTGCCTTTAACATTTACTTGCGGAGTGATCTGGTTGCCGTAAAGCGCTTTTGTAGCCGCCTCAAGCAAATCTCCAACTGACAGCAGCGCAGGCGCAAGATCGCGCACATCCATTTCGGATGACGCTAACGCCGGGCCATCGTATGTGATTCTGAAATTGGCTTTCATTCGCGAATTTTAACGCCCAACAGCAATTTGCGCATTGACCTCAGACAACAGCCTATTTCTCAATCTCAATCCTGATCTTGCCCTTCTCGTGGCGCTCGACCAGCTCGCGGATCAGATCGCCGTCTGAGTAGGTGGATAGCGGTCGATCTTCTAGCACAAAGCTCTCGACCAAGCGGTAAACAATCTCCGCATTCTTAGACCGGCCTGAGCTTGCCATTGCAGAGTCAATCCTCGTACTCAAGGCTTCAGGGAGCCGAAGGCCAAACGGCGCTATATCTCTCATTTTCATAGCGCAAGTGTAAGCATTAGCTATTTTCTACAATAGCTACACGGTGTAGCGGCAAAAACACGCCAATCACGAAAATAATTCGCCTAAAGCTAAAATTAGTTCTTGCGCTTGCTTTAGCTTTTGGCTAATATACATCCATCGAAACGCAAAACGATGGAGGCAATGATGAGTACCGAGATCGAACACAAGCTGCTCAATGAGATTCACCCGCGTTTGCGCAACATTGTTGAAAAACGATTGATGACGGACTGCTGCCCGTTCGATCGGTCAAATTGTGCCGAGGCGATGAGCGAGCGAGTGGAAAGCAAAGAGTTTGCGGATTTTTGCCGCGCCCTGGCAGATGGAGAATCGCTGATTGCCTTAGAAAAAGGGCGTGAAATCACGATTGATTACTGGGTGACATGGGTAGTCAACCACGAACAGCGCATCGTTGAAAAGGATTTCGAGGATGTGCGTGTGAGCCGTGCTCTTGAGTCCAGCGTCAACATTGATGGCGCATGGCAGCTTCCGAAGGTGGCGGCATGAAAGAAATCATCTTTTCGTGGACTGGCGGCATTGCTATTGCCTGCATCGTGTTCGGCGCATTGCACATCACCAGCGTACAGGGAGCCAGCGAGGAAGAACGCGCCGAGGCTCACCGCGTAGAAACGCTCCGAGCCGCCAAGCTCAAGGCTCGGAACGAACGCCGGATTGCCGAAGCGAAGGCAATCGAACAAGCCAATCGGATGATGTCCCCGATTGCTCAGGCAACAGTTTCTCTCTCTCAGTAGTTACTCATAACCCTAGCTGGTGTGGGTTAACGCCAGCGGCACGGGGCTTAACCGCTGACCGTGAGAAGTGCGCAGGGCTGTTTTTTTCATTGTTATCTCCTTTGAAGTGAGCGCGGCCACTGGCGCTATATCCAGTGGCAACAAGCAAGGCGGTTGCCGGAAAGCCCGGAAACGATTGCAACCTAATAGGTTCCAAGCCAGCCGCCTTCCTTGTTGGCGTAGCTCAAATAGAGTCCTTGCGGTTTAAAAGGGGGTTGCTGGCCAATCCAGCCGTCAACACATAGCGCTGCATCCGACGCCACTCGATAGAGCGAGAAATATCGGATGACCAACACAGAGCCGGATTTTCAGGTGCCGACACACCTGACTTGTCGGAGGGGAAGGTGAAGCAAGGCGAGTTTTGCCAAAGCGACGTACCGAAGAAGTCCGGCTCTGTGTTGGTGAATGCGCAGGCTGATGCGCTAAGCGTGAGGTGACGATGGATGAAAGACCGGCAACCCATGACGGCCTACAGCAATCCATAACGACGAATGGGGTCATCAAGCCGGAGAGCAGCACCGGCCACCAACAAGCGAGCCTGAACGCTCACAGTGCCCAAGTCGGACTTGGTTAAAGCCGATGACCACCGGGAAAGACCGGCCCGAACAACCGGCGCGATGCGCCCGAAAGGAATGATATGAGCGAAGAATCTTTAGCAGTTGTCCAGTCAGGGAAGCCGTCATTTTCGCTGGCGCCGCGCGATCTGGATCAGGCATTGAAGTTTGCCGACATTATGGCGAAATCCAGCATTATCCCGAAAGACTTTGCTGGCAACCCAGGCAATATTCTTGTTGCTGTCCAATGGGGCATGGAACTCGGCTTGCAGCCAATGCAGGCAATGCAGAACATCGCCGTAATCAATGGACGCCCTTCCCTTTGGGGCGATGCGGTCATCGGCTTGGTGCGGTCGTCGCCGCTGTGCGAGTACGTCATTGAAGAACAGACAGAAAACCAGTCTATCTGCCGGGTGAAGCGCCGAGGTGAGCAGGAACAGGTGCGCATCTTCACTGACGATGATGCGAAAAAGGCCGGGCTACTCGGCAAACAAGGTCCGTGGACGCAATACCCGAAGCGCATGCGCCAAATGCGCGCTCGCTCTTGGGCGTTGCGTGACGTTTTCCCTGATGTGCTGCGCGGTATGCCGATTGCCGAGGAAGTCATGGACATGCCAGAAAAGGACATTACGCCGCCACGGCAACAACCGGCGGCAATAGAAGGAAAACCAGCCTACCCGCAGGAAGCATTCGATACCAACCTGCCGAAGTGGTCTGCGCTAATCAAATCCGGCAAGAAAACCGCCGACGAAATCATTGTCACCGTCGCAAGCAAGGCCACGCTGACCGACGCGCAAAAAGCAGCCATCCATGAAGCCGCGAAAAAGCCGGAAGAAAAGACCGGCGCACCGGCAGACAAGGCATCCCCTGCCCTGATCGAAAAGCTGAAAGACATGGCGGCTGACATTTCGGTGCCGTTGTCCGAAGTCTGCGACCACATTGGCGTTTCGTCGCTCGATGGCATCACGGTAGAGCAGGCTGAAAAGGCGCTCAAATTCCTGAATGGAGATAACTGATCATGGAAATCCTTGACCTGCAACAAGGCAGCGAAGAATGGCTGGCCGTTCGCGCACAACGCTTCACCGGCAGCGAGGCAGCGGCGATGCTTGGCCTGTCGCCGTACCAGACGCGCAGCGCACTGCTGAAACAGAAAGCCACCGGCATTGCGCCGGAAGTATCGCCAGCACAGCAACGCCTGTTCGACCGTGGGCATGCCGTTGAAGAACTGGCGCGCCCTATGGTCGAGGCCGATATTGGCGACGACCTGTTCCCGACGACCGGCACGCTGGAAGTTGACGGCTTGCCGCTGCTGGCCAGCTTCGACGGCCTGACGATGGACGAGGCGATCACATGGGAGCATAAACTCTGGAATGAATCACTGGCGCAAGCGGTTATCGCTGGCGAAGTTCCGGATTCCCACTGGCCGCAGCTTGAGCACGGTTTGCTGGTGTCCGGCGCTGAAAAGTGCCGCTTCACTGTATCGGACGGCGAAGAACGAAAAGTGGACTTCTGGTACAAATCCGTGCCGGAGCGCCGCGCGCGCCTGATTGCCGGATGGAAGCAGTTTGCCGCTGACTTGGCGAACTATACGCATGTGGAAGTGGTCGAGCAGCCTAAGGCGACCACGATTGAAACCTTGCCTGCAGTGTCTGTCCAAGTGGAAGGCCGCGTCGTGGCCAGCAATCTTGCCGATTTCAAGACGCATGCCGCCGCATGGATTGCCGCCATCAACATGAACCCGGAAACGGATCAGGATTTCGCGGACGCGGAACAACGCGTCAAGGATTGCGAAGCGGCAGAGAAGCGGCTGGATGCAGCTAAAGAACAAATCCAGTCGCAGGCAGCCTCAATTGATGAAGTATTCCGCACCATTGATGCAGTCAAGGCCGAACTGCGCAACACCCGCCTTGCGCTGGATAAGGCGGTCAAGAGCAAGAAGGACGAGAAGCGCACCAAGATCGTACTGGCATCCAAAGAAGCATTGGCGGTGCATGTGATGACGCTGAATCAGCGCATCGGCAAGAACTACATGCCGTTTGTCGGCGGAAACTTTGCAGAGGTCATCAAGGGCAAGAAGCTGCTATCCAGCATTCAGGATGCCGTCGATACCGAACTGGCACGCGCAAAAGCGGCGGCGAATGAAGTTGCCGACCGCATCGAGGCCAACATGAAGCTGCTGGCGGAACACGCCGACCACGCGTTCCTGTTCGCGGACGAAGCGCAGCTTGTACTGAAAGACAACGAATACGTCCAGTTGGCAATCAATCAGCGTATTGCAGACCACCAGCAAGCCGCCAAAGCGAAAGAGGACGAGGCCGCGCGCGTGGAAGCCGCGGCAACGGAGATCGGAAAACTGATCTCTCCGGTCACGATTCCTGCTGTCGAGAATCGTCAGGCCAAAGGCGACCCGACAATGAAACTCGGCGTCATCAATGCACGGCTTGGCTTTTCGGTAACGGCTGAGTTCCTTAAGTCGCTTGGATTTGAGGGCAAGAAAGTTCAAAACGCCTGCATGTTCCATGAGGAAGATTTCACCCTTATTTGCGCTGCGCTGGTGCGGCATATCGAAGGCGTATGCCAGAAAGCGGCAGCCTAACGATGATGCAGCAGCAAGCAAGGGAACTCTGCCGAGTATTCATGCTGTATGTAGCTCGGCAGATTGAACAGGAAAAGACAAAAAATGAGCAGAAAAAGGACATTCAGCGCACCGGCATCGCAGGAGAGAATCAAGCGAATCGTTGACCTGCTTTCAGACGGCAAGAAGCGCACAACAGGCGAGATTGCAACTGAATCGAACTCGGCGCTGACAACGGCGGTTGAGTACGTCAAGAAATTGCGCGCAGATGGAGTTATCAG